GCAGCCTCATCGCGGCGCTGCTTGACGAACCCGCCGACCGTGGCGAACTGGTCGCCCAGCTGCTCGCCGAACGCCTGGGAGCGCGCGCTCTCGAAGTTCGAGCGCAGGCCGGCCGCCGCCTGGGATGCTGCCGTGGTCGCGTCCAGGCCAGAGGTGGCCAGCTGGATCAGGCGCGCACGGGCTTCCTGGTCGGCCGCCTCGAGCTGCGCACCAGCGCCCTGTGCGCGGCTTTCGACGCTCAGCAGGCCCCGGTTGTAGTCGTCTGCCATGCGGCGGTTCTGGTCCACGTTGACGCTGCCGCCGGACAGGCCACCGCGCGCCAGGGCGAACTTCAGCTCCCGGGTTGCATCGGTGTTCTGCCGGGCCAGGTCGTCCATGCTTTTCGTGCGCACCGCCGACACGAAGTCGGAGATGTCGCGCGCGCGCCGGGGGTTGTCGAAGACCGTGTTGATGCGGGCCTGCGTCTGCTTGATCGCCGCCTGCCGCTCCATCTCCAGACGGGCAGCCACGTCCGCAGCCGACTCACCCTGCTTGGCCGTCTTCGTCAGCCCCAAGGGGTCGAGCCACTTGCCCGCGCCGGACTTCTGGATCGTGCCCGTGGGGTCGGCCCAGTTGCCCTTGCCGATATTGCCGCCGCCAGCCATCAGGCCGCCTCCTTCGTGCGTGCGAAAAGCACCGCGTCCGCGCCATTGGCGCAGTAGCGGCTCAGGGTTGCCTCGCGGCGGTAGCCGAGCGAGCGCTCGTACCACTCGAATGTCTTGTCGCGGCCGGCCAGGCCGTAGAGCTGCAGCCGGTGCACCTCGGGGCGCGCCAGCATCTGGTCGTTGAGCTTGCGCGTCACCTTCGTGATCGTGCGCCAGTGCTTCTCCCAGCCGTCCATCGTGCCGAGCTGCCAGCCCTCCCACACGCCTGGGCGGACCTGCCAAAAGCCGCCGGCCACCACTGGCACGTCGTCGGCCAGGATGACGAACTTCGGGCCGTAGACGGTCGCCATCTTGAGGATGGCCTGCGCCGGGTCGTACTTGGACAGGCCAGTCATGGCCAGATCCTGCTCGATCTCGTCGGGGCGCATCCGCCGCGCCAGATAGGCGATGTCCTCGATCAGGACCTCCTCAGAGGTGACCACGCTCATGGCCCGTTGCCCATGTCGAAGAAGCTGAGCGACACCTGCTGCAGGCTCCATTTCTGGCCCGGCGCGAAATCCACGCGCAGGCTGAAGGTTGGCGCGGCCATCGGGAACGGTATGACGCCACCGGGCAGTGTGTCCGGATCCACGGTGTACGGATCGGTGAACGCGGCCAGGTTGCGCTGGTCGTAGCCGATGCTGACGCTGGGGATCCCGCTGCTCACGATGTCGAACCCTTCCATCATCTTCGTGACGCTGGGGGTGCCAAAATCGAGGTACGGCCACCAGACGGTCCCGCCGAACGGAATCGTCTCGCCACCCACATCGTCGCCGAGCGCAAAGTCGGTCACAGCGCTGATTTCATCCCCATGCCGCACATAGAGATCGTTGCCCAGCTGGGCGAAGGCATCCACGGAGAATGGGAACAGGTAGCGGCTCCAGGAACCGGCCTTGCCCTGCTTCATGGTGTAGACGAACACGGTGGACTGCATCAGGCACCTCCGAAGGCGAACTGCAGGCGGTTGCCGGTGGACATGCACACCGCAGCCAGGCCGCCGCAGGGCGGGTCGGCGCTCAGCAGGTACTCCGTCTGGTAGCGGTCACGCTGCTGGCGGTAGTACAGCGAGCCGGAGCGCAAATAGGCCAGGATCACGTCCGAATTGCCCACCTGCCCTGGCCGTTTGTCGTCCAGCGTCAGCCGCGGGTTGAGGATGCCCGGGAACTGCGTGAACACCATGCCCGGCACCGCAGTGTCGAACCACCACAGCCACGCCACGCCGGACTGCACGAAGGCGATTGCGGGCTGCATGTTCTGGTCGAACGCCAGCGCAACCTCCGTGATGCCCGGGCGGCTGAAGGCCGGCTGCTCAGTGCCGCCATCCGGGCCCAGGTACACCACGCTGCCATCCACCCTCACCCGCCACAGCTGAACCCACAGGCCCTGCGACGGATCGTTCAGCGCCGCGCCGCCCATCTCGTAGTCGATGAGCGGCTGCAGCGTCGAGTTCACCTGCTCCAGGAACAGAGCAGGCTGGGGAGTGGTGGAAAGGCCGCCCGCCGGGATCATGGGGTGTAGCGCCCCCAGCTAAAGCGGATGGTGAAGGTGGCGACGGTCTGGTCGGTTTTGGGCAATTTGGGCGACAGACCCCAAACCCACAGGCCGCAGTACCCGGTGCCATTGCTATCATTTCCGGCATAGAACGCGCCGATACCCCCAGCGATGTTGCCGTCGTTGAGGTTGACATCGAATCGGAAAGACCTCGCGTACTGGCCTGCCGTATACGTCAATGCAGCAATGGGTCCCGTCGTGAACCTGTCTCCACTGCCTATGACCGCATTCTGGGCGGGCAGATCGGCCAGGGCGGCTCCACTCAACTGCCCGCCAATCGTAAGACGCGGCCCAATGGCAGCACCGATGGTTTGGGACCAGGCGAAGTCGTAGCTTGCGCTGTTGAGTGGCCGCGCGGTCCAGTTGTAGTTCGTCCCGGAGATATTCACCGTGCCGGTGGCATCGGCCAGGGTCGGATAGCACCGCAGCTCGTAGGTCACGTCCAAGACCTCGTCCGACAGCACGGTGATAGTTGTCGGGGCCCCGCCGCCGTCGAGGATCAGCGCTCGGCTGAAGAGCGCGCCAGTCTGCGTGGCAGACACACCGACCTCGGCGAGGGTGCCGGTAGCCACGCCAGCGGCGAATCGAAGCGTGCGGCGTCGCCAGCCATAAAACGTCCCGGATCGATTGACGCCGTCAGCATTGGCCTGCTGGGTGTTGCTGAAGGCCACCTGCGACACCAGCGCGGTGTTTGAAAACGCCGGAGCCGTGTTGCCCGAGCCGACCCTGCAGAATGCGAACACGATGGAACTGGCGCCGCTCAGTGTTCCAAACAGGTCCAAGCCTGCATCCGTGATGAGGTTCGGGAACCAGTCGGCCGCGATCCGGCGACTACCCGGGATCTCCACGCCTTCCGCGTCGACTCGGAAGACCTCCATCTTGTACCAGCCTTCGTAACATTCGTGGGCGTTGAGAATGTTGTTGCTCATGTCAGGGTGCCTCCTACGACACTGGACGACAGCCCGATAGCCTCGGGGGTCATGGTGGTAGTGATGAGTGTCTGCTTCAGCGTTCCGGCTTCAACGGCAGAGCTGAGTTGCACCGCCTCGGCCGGAATCAAGTAGGACTTGAGGATGTTGCGCAGCGTGCCGCCAGTGACCGCGCTGGAAAGGGCCACCGCTTCGGTGAAGTTGATGGTCTGCAGCAGCGGGCGCAGCGTGCCGGCCTCCACGCTCGACGCCAGGCTGACCGCTTCCGTCGGAATCTCGTAGGCGTGGTAGATGTTGCGGAACGTCGCGCTCTCCACCACAGAGGTCAGCGAGAACGACTCGACCGGCGCCTCCAGCGGGTACAGCCGCGTGGTCAGGTACTTGTAAAAACCGTTGGAGCCCGTGCGGTTCTCCACCAGGTCGGCAGTGTCGCCCAGGCCATCGGTGACACGCAGCGTCCAGATGCCGTCGCCGCCAGTGGCCATCTCGCCCGTCACCAGGCCCGAACTGTCGATGTTCAGCCCAGCAGGCAGCGCGCCGGCGACGACCTCCACGCTGTACGGCGGCAAGCCGCCAGCGACCACATATGCGTAATTCACCAGATCGCCGCAGCCGCCCGGCGGCAGCGCGCCGAAGATGCCCAGCGCCGGCGGCGGGTAGTTCGGGAACGCCAGCCAATACTGGCCAGCGCCCGGGTAGTAGGTGGCCAGCGGCGGCAGACCAGTGCGGTCTGCGTACAGCATGGCCTGCTGGATCAGCACGTCCACCGGCGCGCCGATGTCGCCCGCCGACAGGTTCTCCGCCGCATTGGCGATGCCGATCGTGCGCACACCCAGCTGTGACAGGTACACCAGGTCATTGGCAACGGGCACCGCGGCCTTCTGCCACTGCGAGCCCACGCCATCCATCTGGTCCAGCAGCGCCATGGACGCGGGATCCGGGTCCACCTGCCAGTTCTGGAAGCTGCTGGCGTTGAGCGCGACCAGGTTGGCACGGTACTGCGCCAGCACCGCCATGTCGTTCGAGTTGGCCTGCTGCAGCCCGGTCGGCAGGTAGCCGGCGTCGTCCGCAGTACTCCAGTCCAGCGGGTTGGCCGTCGCGCTGTACTTGACGATGTCCTTGTCCGCTGCGAACACCTTGCTCGCCACGATCGCCACGACCTTCGTGCGCGGGCAGCGCTCATCGTCCACGCGCCGAGACACCGCGCGCCAGTTGATCGTCCCGTCCTGCACCATGGCGCCGATATCGGTGGGCCACGCCGGCTCGGTGGTGCCGCTGACATAGCGCGGCGCGGCGGTCCAGGTGATGCGGCTGGTGGTCACCGCCTCCCAGATCACCTCGTTGTCGATGACCTGCTGGCCCAGGATGCCCGGCCAGGCCGGCTCGCTGCTGCCGGAGGTGCCCGATTCGGCCTGCACCGCCTTGTAGACCAACCCTTCCGGCAGGCCAGCGGTTGCGCCGCTCACCGACAGGTTATCGCCCAGTATCTGGTCGTTGTGCCCGGCATCTGAGGTCAGGTGGATGGCCGCGCGCGCGTATGCGGCAGTTGCCGGCGCGGTGGCGGCGACCAACGACTGGTGCCAGGCCCCGCCCGATCCGTTGTCGACCTTGTTGCCGATGTCGGTCTGCAGCAGGGTGTTCAGCCCATCGAACCACTGGATCTCCGTCCAACCCGACGTGCGCCCGGCGGACGATGCGCCCTGCGCGATCATCGAGGTAGCCGTCAGCTTGCCGCCAACGGGAACCACCAGCAGTGTGTTGTTGAGCGCTACGCCATCGGCCTGATTGCCGGGCAGGCGCGCCGCGCCGCCACCGCCATACCCACCGGTGGCCACATAGCCGGCCGCGCCGCTGAAGGTCCAGCCGGTCGCGCCGCTGGCGAAGTTGCCGTTGGTGACCTGCGGGTTATTCGGCGCAGGCTGGGTGATCGGCTGCACCAGATCGCCGGGCAGGTAGAGGTTGCCCGCTTGCCAGAGAGGTGCCGCCATCAGTTGGCCTCCAGCGCGTTCGATCCTGCCGGCCGCGCGAACTGGTAGCGGTCCGCCACGTCCGGGGGCAGCGTGTTGTTGCTGGACTCCTCACCCACCACCGGCGTCGGCGTGGCCACGTCGCTGTCTTCGAACACTGTGGCGCCTTCGGACGTAGGCCAGGTCGGCTCAATGGCGCCGGAGCGCGGCGCGGGGCCGAAGGCGTCGGTCACGGTGTACTTGTAGCCGTTGTCGGTCGTGGGAACGACCACCTCGCCGAGAGTCCGGGCCACGTTGCGGACCCACACCGGCAGCGTCTCGATGCCGCTGTCGAGCTGGTAGGCGATGCCGTTCGGATCGGTGGGAACCACCAGCGCCCCGGGCAGATACACCTTGCCCGGTTCCCATGTCGTGCCGCGCTGGAGCCAGTAGTGGTACACGTCGCCGTTGATGAACTCGGCCGCCACGTACAGGTAGCCCAGGAATGGACCGGCGAAGTGGATCTCCTTCAGCGGCAAGTCCGGGGTCGTCGGGTGCTTGAGCACCTCGCACTCGGTAACCGGCGTGCTGGCCGGGATGTCCTGCGGCACATGGCTGAAGACGATCAGCTTGCCATCGTAGGCGCACATGCCTTTCGTGGCGCCTACAGGCAGATAGACCTTGTTCTTCGAGCCCGGGCGCGAGCGCGGCACGCCAGCCTGATCGACATAGCCGTTGACCAAGTCGTACAGGGTCGCCGGGTCAGCGCCACCCTTCGTGCGCAGCCGATTGATGCCGCCCTTGATGGCTGTAAGCGTGACGATGCGGCCGGTCATGGGAAAGGCACCTCTGGCCGCGGCGGAACCCAGACGGCCTCACCTGTCGGCGGACCCGGCATATACCGCACCGTGCCGTGCGTGCCGGCCACAAGGTTGTTGATCATCACCTCGAGCTGCTGGATGTACGTCTGCGCGTCGGCCTGTCGGTAGTGCTGCTTGGCATTGGCCAGCGCCAGCAGGAACACGATCTCGCTGTCGATCGTGGTCTTGTCGGTGTCCTCGGTGAACCGGCTCAGGTCAAACTTGCCCTTGATCACGAGGCTGCCGAGCGTTTCGTCCGGCGCCGGCCAGATCTCGATGCAGTTGCGGAACTCGTAGCGCTGCGGCAGCCCGGTCAGCTCGCTGGTGGTGTACGAGCGCGGGTTGATCCCCTGCGCCATCTCAGCCCACACACCGTCGCGCTCACGCCCAACCCACGTCACCTGGCGAGGGTCGATCACCGCCGGGCAGTTCTGCGGCGCGTCGTGCTCGCTGTTGTCGGGGTAGTCGTACAGGCGCTGGCCGGCCACCAGCGGCCACGAGAACCAGCGCTCGTTCTTGAATTCGCCGGTTTCGCGCCGGAAGAGCGCCACCTGAGCGCTGTACAGGAAATCGTTGAGCAGCTCCTTCATGCCCGGCGGCGGGTTGTTCGCCTGCGCCGCGAAGCCGAGGCGCACCATCAGCCGCTTGCGCAGCTGGGCCAGCGTGCTGTTCCCGTCGTTACTGGCGCATGCGCACTGGATGGGGTCGGTGATGCTCATCGGAGCCCTCTTGTGAGGCGGGCCGGGTTTCCCCAGCCCGCCTGGTTGCTTCCTACTGCCGGCCGATCAGCCGCCCAGGGTCTTGCCGTCGACTTCCTTGGCGTCGTCCAGCAGCTGCTGCAGGTCGGCCTTGGAGGCGTTGCCCTTGTGCTCGATGCCGCGACGGGTCAGCTCTTCGCGCAGCTCCGCATGGGTCAGCTCTTCGCTTCCGTCGTCGACGGTGACTTCAGCCGCCGGCGGCGGATTGGCGGGGCCGGTGATGCTCGGCGCTTCAGCGGCGGGGCGTGCAGCCTGGACGAGAGCCGCAGCGGCGCGCTGCACTGCCACATCGTTGCTGGCGTCGTCCTGCTCCTGCTTCTCGCCCGGACGGGGCGGCAGGCGGCTGTGGATGACCGCTTCGGACTGCTTCTTGAAGCTGTCGCGGCCCAGCGTCATGCCCAGCTCCTTGCCCACGTCACGGGCGCCGCCGGGGAACACCTGGTCGATCACCGGCTTGTACTTGTCGCCGTACTTGGACAGCAGACGCTGGTATTCCTGCGTGGCGTTGTCCGGCAGCTCGATGGCGTGGTAGTCGTCGTCGGTGACGTTGACGTTCTCCGCGCCGTGGATCAGCTCCAGGATCGGAACCTCGTGCTCGAAGACGGTGTCGGAGATCGTGACCTCCCGGCTGCGCTCGATGGTCAGGAGCACGACGGTGGCGATGATGGTCTGCTTGCTCATGTTCCCTCCTACGGGAATCTGGATGGGAACGGCCCGCGAACGGGCCGCCCGGAGTTGTCAGCCAGCCGTGGCGTAGACGGTGCCGGCGGCGGACAACTTGATCCACTGCGGCAGGTTCTGGACCTCCGTCTGGCTGTTGGCAGCCAGGGTGGCGATCGTGGTGTAGGTGCCGGCCTGCGTGTCGGCGCCCTGCAGCGTTGCTGCGGTGCCCGACAGGTTGGAGAAGGTGGCGCTGCCGCCGCGCAGGAACGGGCTGTTGCCGGTCTTGAACGCGGTATCGGTGATCGGGGTGGACTTCATGGGGCGGTTCCTCTGTAGCTGGGGGAAGGCCCCGGCCGAAGCCGGGGCGCCCGGATCAGGCGATGGACAGGACGGCGTGGACGTTGCGCTTCGACGCGGTCAGGCCGTACTTGTTGGTCTGCGCGTAGTAGGTGACGTAGCGGTCCGGCAGCTTTTCCGGCTTGCGCTTCTTCATCCAGTGGCCCTTGACCGGGCGGAACTTGATGAAGTTGCGGTTGAGCAGGTAGCAGCGCTTGGTCCACGGGTAGGTGATCGCACCCAGCTTCGCGTCCAGCATTTCGAAGGTCGGGTCCCACACCAGCTCGATGCCGCGGTAGAACACCGCAGTTACCGAAGCGTCCAGACCGGTTCCGCCGTTGGCGCCGATGATGATCTGGCGGTTGACCTCGGTCTTCGCCTCGGCCTTGTAGGCGTTGAGGAAGGCCTGGCCGCAGCGGATGTCGGTCGGGATCGCGCCGCCGTAGCGCACGCACGCGTCGTACATCGCATCCAGCGCAGCGACCACACCGCCCGAGGCGATGGCCATGCTGGCGTTGTTGCGCCAGTAGGTGCTGGTGCCAGCGTTGATGCCGCCGACGATGTCGCCGGTGCCAGGGGTGGTCGACACGATGTGGTCCAGGCCCGGGACGGCCTTGGCGCTCTGCGAGCCGTTCTGCAGCAGCTCGAGGGCCAGGCCTTCCTGGATGCCATTCTTCATGGCGCGCCAGCTGGACTGCAGCAGGTTCACCAGCTGCTCCTTCTCGCCCGAGCTGGCCACCGCGACGCCGGCATCGTCGATGTTGATGCCGTTGGCGATCAGGCGGTCTTCATCGAACCAGAAGCCCTCGTGGTTGCTGTAGTACTGGAACTTGGCCAGGCGGTTCGGGTCACGCTCGTTGTACGTGACCTGGTCGGCGCCGCTGTAGTTCTGGTAGTTGCTGTCGTTCGACACGAAGATCTTCTCGTTGAAGATGCCGTTGCCGAAGAACGAGACTTCCTTGGAGCTGATGAACAGGTCCAAGGTGCGGTGTGCGACAGAGATCTGGTCCACCGGGTCGGTGGTGGAGTAGCTCTCGAGGGTGTAATTGGCGCCCTGCGCGAGCTGCGCGGTAGAAAACGGCATGAGGGTGTCCTCGAAGGGAATGGGGTTGTGCTTCCATCCACGTTCGAGGGGGGCGAAGCCTCTATCTGCCCTACCGGGCGCGACCCCGGCTTTCTGCATGCGTGGCGCGGTTGTCAGCCGCAGGGTCAGATTGCCCGGCCTGTGCAACGCGTCAACGGAGACAAGAAACCCCGCCGAAGCGGGGTTTCTGTGCGGTCAGGCTGCGGCGTCGTTGGCCTGGTCGATGCCGAACTCCAACGCCTTCATCGCGTCGTCGAAGGCCGGAACCATCACCGGGCGCGGGCCACCCGGGCGCATCGGGCCGGGGCGCGGTTGGGCCGGAGCAGCAGGGGCTGCTGGCGCG